TATATCCTTTTTATAAATGTGATGAACCACGTATTTCTATAGCAGGAAATTTATGGTATAAATCTATGTGATAAATACACCTAGATGTATGGATTAGGTGATTGATACTACAGCGAACGTTGTTATACAAAAATCTAACGAGGTATTTTTAAAGATAAAAACTGAACCTCATATTCAATATGAATTGAGAGATCATTTTACCTTTGAGGTTCCTAATGCTAAATTTATGCCGCAATATCGTGGTAAGAATTGGAATGGGGAAATACATTTATTCGATTTAAGATCTAAACAGATATATGTTGGTCTATTGGATAAAATAGTTCAATTCTGTGAGAATCATGATTATACTTTTAGATTTGAGAATAACGAATATTATGGACCTCCTTTTGAATATAATGAGAGGATATCAAAAGAAGGGATAAAAGATTATATTAAATCTATAACCAAATATAAACCTAGAGAATATCAAATAGATGGTATATATGATTGTCTCAGACACAATAGAAGATTATTAGTTAGTCCTACTGCATCAGGAAAGTCTTTAATGATATATGCCTTGGTAAGGTATTATGTCGAGAAAGGTCAAAAAATTCTTTTAGTAGTTCCTACCACTTCTTTGGTAGAACAAATGTATAAAGATTTTAAGGATTATGGATGGGATGCTCATAATCATTGTCATAGAATATATGCTGGTAGGGAAAGGTCTAATACAAATGAAGTAACTATTACTACATGGCAATCAGTATATAAGTTAGATAGATCTTTCTTCGAAGATTATAATGTAGTAATAGGAGATGAAGCTCATTTATTTAAGAGTAAATCTCTTGTTAATATAATGACTAAACTTCATCATACTAAGTATAGATTTGGATTTACAGGAACTTTAGATGGCACACAGACCCATAAGTGGGTGTTAGAAGGACTCTTTGGACCATCATATAAAGTAACTAAAACTGCTGAATTAATGAGACAAGGACATCTTTCTCAATTAGATATTCAATGTTTAGTATTAAAACATCCACGTCAAAAGTTTGAAACTTATGAAGATGAACTTCAATATTTAATTTCACATGAACAAAGAAATAAATTTATAACTAATCTTGCTTTAGATTTAAAAGGTAATAGTCTTGTACTGTTTTCACGAGTAGAAGCTCATGGAGCAGTATTATATGAAAAGATAAATAATAATAAGCAAGATGATAGAAAGGTATTCTTTGTCCATGGTGGAGTGGATGCTGAGGAAAGAGAATTAGTAAGGGAGATTACTGAAAAAGAAAATAATGCTATAATTGTGGCATCATATGGAACCTTCTCTACTGGTATCAATATTAAAAACTTACACAACATCATTTTTGCTTCTCCTTCTAAATCTAGAATAAGAAATCTTCAATCTATAGGAAGAGTTCTTAGAAAAGGGAAGGATAAAACTAAAGCCATTCTTTATGATATATCTGATGATTGTACGTATAATTCCAAGAAAAATTATACACTTAATCATCTTATTGAAAGGATTAAAATCTACAATGAAGAAAACTTTAATTATGAAATAATCACTATACAACTAAAAAAATAAATGGAAGATGATTTTTACGCCACTATAAAATTTAAATCTGGTGAAGAAATATTTGCTAAGGTTAATTGTAATGAAGAAGAAGATAGAACTATGTTACTTCTATCTAATCCTATTACTATTGAAAAAATTAGAAACAGAGCAGGTATACAAGGATATAGAGTGGAACCTTGGTTAAAAACTAGTAAAGAAGAAATTTTTCTAATTAATATGGATGATGTTCTGACTATCAGTGAATCTGATGATTTGGAAACTATTATGATGCACGATACTTTTTCTAAACAAAAAAACTGCTTTTATAAAAAAGAAACTAAATTAGATAGAAAAATGGGGTATATTACTACCATCAATGAAGCTAAAAAAGCTTTAGAGAAATTATATAACGAAACGTAAATCTATCTCATCAACCCTCACAAAGGTATTCTACACATACTTTAGATACTTGTCAACTTTTGTTATTGGTGTTAAAATGACTACATAATAGAGAGTAATATAATGATTAGTAAGCCAGTTATGGGTAGAAGAAAAAGGTCTGAACATTATGTTAACAATAAAGAATTTTTAGCAGCCCTTATTGAATATAGGGAGAATATTGAGATAGCAGAAATTCGAGGTAAAGAAAAACCGAGAATACCCAGATACATAGGAGAATGTTTTTTAAAGATTGCTACTCATTTATCCTTTAAACCAAATTTTGTTAATTACATGTTTAAGGAGGATATGATTTCAGATGGAATTGAAAATTGCGTCCAATACATTCACAATTTCAACCCTGAGAAGTCTCAGAACCCGTTTGCTTATTTCACACAAATTATACACTACGCGTTCTTACGTAGAATTCAGAAAGAGAAGAAGCAATTGGAGATTAAAAATAAAATCTTGGAAAGGACTGGATATGATCAAGTCTTTGATAAAGATGCGTCTGATGATTCCAGCTATAGTGACTACAATCAAATCAAGGATGCAGTTCATTCCAAATTAAGGTATTAATGAAGGTAGCTGTTATTACTGATCAGCATTTTGGATGTAGAAAGAATTCCAAATTGTTACATGATTATTTTTTGAAGTTTTATAATGAGGTTTTCTTTCCAATATTATATTCTGAAGGTATCACTACGGTTGTTGATATGGGTGATACTTTTGATAGTAGGAAAGGAATAGATTTTTCTGCTTTATCTTGGGCAAAGAAGAATTATTATGATAGGTTAAAAGATATGGGCATTACTGTCCATACAATAGTAGGTAATCATACAGCATATTATAAGAATACTAATGAAATAAATGCAGTTGATTTATTACTTCGTGAGTATGAGAATGTAAAAATATATTCTGAAGTTGAAAGTATTATGTTAGATAATTTGAATGTATTAATGGTTCCTTGGATTAATTCTGAGAATGAAGATAGTAGTAGAGAATTAATTAATAAGTCAAAAGCTTCAGTATGTATGGGTCATTTAGAACTTATTGGATTTAAAGTTCATCGTGGTTATATAATGGATTATGGAACTGATGCTAGGTTATTTGATAAATTTGATCGTGTTTATTCAGGTCATTATCATACCAGATCAGATAATGGAAAGATTTATTATTTGGGTAATCCATATGAAATGTTTTGGAATGATTGTAATGATACTAGGGGATTTCATATTTTTGATACAGAAACTTTAGATCATACTCCTATTAATAATCCTTATAAACTATTTCGTATAATTTATTATGAGGATACTCCTTATCAAACTTTTGATGCTCGTGAGTATGATAATAAGATTGTTAAAGTGGTAGTAAGAAAGAAGACAGATCAAGTACAATTTGAAAAATTTATTGATAAGTTGTATAATGCTAATGTAGCAGAACTTAAGGTCGTTGAGAATTTTGCTATTCAAGAATCTGAAGAATTTGAACCATTTGAATCTGAAGATACTTTGTCTATCCTTAATAGGTATATTGAGGAGGCAGAAATAAATCTTGATAAAATTAGAATCCAAAAATTAATGGGGGAAATTTATCAAGAAGCATGTGAGTTAGTTTAATGTTTATTCTAACTATAGAAGGTAAAGAAAGTGAAGGAGCTTATTCAGTTACAGGTGATGATGGGGAGCAAGTTCTTTATCTTTTTGAGGATGAGGATGATGCTATTAGGTTTGCTTTATTATTAGAAGAGCAAGATTATCCTGAGATGCATGTAATTGAAGTTGATGGAAAGGTGGTTATTAAAACGTGCGAACTACATGATTACAGATATACTGTAATCACTAAAAATGATATTGTAATTCCTCCCGAAGAAAATGATTTTATTTGAAAAGATACGGTGGAAAAATTTTCTTTCTACTGGAAATCAATATACTGAAATTGAATTAGATAATCATTCGACAACGTTGATTGTTGGAACCAATGGTGCTGGTAAAAGTACAGTATTGGATGCTCTTACTTTTAGTTTATTTGGTAAACCATTTAGGAAGATTAATAAACCTCAGTTAGTTAACTCTGTTAATGAGAAGGATTGTATAGTTGAAGTTGAATTTTCTATTAGAGAAACTACTTGGAAAGTAGTAAGAGGGATAAAACCTAATATATTTGAGATTCATAGGAATGGAGTATGTCTTGATCAGTTCTCTCATGCTGGAGATCAGCAGAAGTGGTTAGAGCAGAATGTTCTTAAAATGAATTATAAGTCTTTTACTCAGATTGTAATTTTGGGTAGTAGTACTTTTGTTCCATTTATGCAATTAAGTGCTCTGAATAGAAGGGAAGTTATTGAAGATCTTTTAGATATTAAAATCTTTTCTTCTATGAATAATTTAATTAAAGATAAGATTCGTTCTGTTAAGGAGGAAGTTAGGACATTAGATTTAAAGAAAGAGTCTTTAAATGATAAAGTTGAGATGCAGGAAAACTTTATTAAGGAAGTAGAAGATCGAGGTAAAGGAAGAATAGAAGATGATGAGAAAAAGATTGCTACTCTCTTTAGTGAGTCAAATAATTATGTTGCTGTTAATAATGAATTAGAAAATGAAGTATCTGATTTGATAAAAGATCAAGAAAAGTTAATAGGATCTACTGAAAAACTTCGTAAGTTGGGTACTTTAAAGGGTAAGATTTCTAATAAGGTATCAACTATTACTAAAGAGCATAAATTTTTTGAAGATAATAGGGTATGTCCCACTTGTGAACAAGATATTCAGGAGGATTTCAGAATAAATAAGATTGAAGACGCTCAATCTAAAGTAAATGAGTTGCAATCTGGTTATTCAGAACTAGAGGAGGCAATTAAAAAGGAAGAAGAGCGAGAGCGTCACTTTACACACTTAGCTAAGGAGATTACTACACTAACGCATGGCATTTCTAAAAACAATACTAGGATTTCTGGATGTCAACGACAGATCAGGGATCTGGAATCGGAAGTTCAGAGACTTACCGATCAACTTGCAAACAGAAATACTGAGCATGACAAGTTAGCTAAT